TATGAATGTAAACTTTAAAACAAAAGCTAAAGCCCGTAAATTACTGTGTAGTGGCGCACAGGTTGAGAGGATCCTGCGGGAGACCAATTGGGTAGCCATTGAAAATTCAGACGTAGCGTATCTGAATGGCCAGACCGGTGAAATTAGCCAATCTAGACTACTTCTTTCAGGGTGGTCGACCTCTTCGGAGGAAATTACTGAAGAGCCACGTGTGGAACTACACGGACCAGATTTCTTGGGTGAATTTTCACGCTTAGATTCAGGGCGTTCAGATCTTGATTTGAACATATGCTCGGATTTAAGTTCTCATCTAAAAGATTTCTATGGAAAATACTTGGATGTTCCAAATATGACGGACGAGGAAATTTATGTTTTAATAAATAATATTTTTCTGAATTCGAAGGATTATTTTAATCTAAGGTTTTCACCTGTATCCCGAAGCATTTTTGTGGGTGAAGCAGATGGGCCGTCCCGTCCTGAAGCTGAAATTAAAAACTCTCGAGTTTTTGAGATACCCCAGAATGTCTTTGAAGAGTTTAAGAACCGATGTGAAAGCGGTTCCTATTACTTGGCCGCAAATGAATTAATTTCATTTGTAAATCAGCACTGTTTGATAGACGACATACCTGTTCGAGACAATGATTGGTGTCGAACTCATCGTTGTCCCCCTCCTTCAGTGACTGACAAATGTAAAGCATACTTGTATGAAGATTGGAAGTTTTCAAATATCGATGGAAAACCATCTAGAAATTTTATTATAAATTTGGAAAAAGCTGTCGAGTCTGCTACTGTTGCATTGAATTTATCAATGAATAATGATCAATTCAATCGATTGTTAAAAGTTGACAGAAAGAAAGTCTTCCACGATGTCACATGGAATCCTTATGTGATATATGCAACTAATATGAAGGATGCTGAAATGTTTGATTTTACCGGACATGAAGAATTTTATACTCAACTTTATCAAGTTAGGGCACGAATTGGATTGAACGGTGATTATGGATATCGTTCACTACTCGGTGGTTTCGTAGCTGAAGGGCTAAATCATAGTACCATGGATAATATTATCGAAGGTATTAATGTAGGAATTACAAGGATACGAGATAGTGCAGTCGGAGATATCGTTAAACTAGCAATTGACAAGATTTGGTCACTTGTCTCTGGTGTTGTTAGTTTTATTACTGGGACTTATGAAGATTTCTTCAAAAGTCTTAAGAGGACTATATGTAGATACATATTGAAAATTTTTGAATTGGACGAATGGGTTGATTTTACTCAATCTCAAGAGTTTAAAGAAAAAGTGTTCATAAGTGTTTCAATAATGGGATTTTTATTTCTAGTTGGAGCATATGTGTTTACATATTCTATAGCAACAAATATTGTCAACAAATTGATTAAATCAAGACAGTGTTTTGTTGGGGAGGCTGAGATGTCTCCAGTGGCTTTCCTAACAACAAGTCTGGGTGGGTTGTATTGTTTAAATACAGCTGATACTAAGGCTATTCGGGAAAAAGCCCAGCTCATGATTACTCTATTAGCGGGTGGAACTATACTAGCTAATATGGGTGCTTGCGCTTTTGCGTTGTTACCAACTCTATTGCAAGACGCCGTAGTCTATAGATTTGGAACCGACGAGCAACGCATTAGGCGGCAAGTTCGTGAGTGGAAAGCTCAGGCAAGTGCTTTGATTCATTTCTCTACAGTCCCTAAAGTTGTAGGCACTGAATATTATATAGAACTTGTTTCACAATCGATGAAACTTGGTTCTGAGATTCAAGAGAAAATGACTGACAAGTGCTTTGCTTCTTTACGTGTGAGTGTTTTAGGTATCTTCTTGAAACTACAAAAGATCTATATGAATATTAATTCGTTTGTTCTTAGTGGTTCTAAAAGACATGAACCTTTTTCTATTCACATATTTGGAATGCCAGGAGTTGGGAAAACTTTGCTTGGAGAAAGACTTATAGTCAGATCTTGTGATGCTGATTCCAACTCAATTTATGCTAAGAATGCCTGTGAAGAGTTTTGGAGTGGTTATTTAGGCCAAAAAGTTGTTATATTTGATGAATTTTTGGTAGGACCACCTGAAGTTAGAGAGAAAACTGCTCATGGGTATTTGTGTATTGCTGGTTCTTCACAATATAGGTTGGATATGCCCGATCTTACGAATCCATTTATTGGTATTAAGGGTTCAGAATTTAGTTCTGAAATTATCTGTACTATAAATAATGTTGCGTACGATCGAGTACCTGGTTTTGATGATAAAGCTCTTCAAAGAAGAAGGGATGTTGTTATCGAAATCGGTATTAATCCGGACTATAAGCATTGTGTTGACAATTGTGTATTTGATATGTCAAAATTGACCAGAGACGAAGTTTTATCCACTTGTTGGATTAGAGCGCGCTTGGTCCCTAGAGTTCATAGAACTGACTGGGAAGATCGAGCTAGTGAATGGATGACTTTTGATGTTTTATGTGAAGAAGTTCGCAAGCAATATAAAGCAAAATTGGAGTTTCAAAATGTGATAGCAGAGTCATGGATAGAAATACATGATGATTCTAAAAGTGCTGAAGAATTAATAAATGAGGAATTGAGGAAAACTTGTTGTTTACCATCGGAACCAGTTTCTATTTCTGAAGCAATTATTAAAATTATTAGTGATTTCAAGGGAGAGGCAAAAAACCGTCATAGACACAAATGTAATAATGTTGTTAATGGTGTCGAATGTAAAGCCCCTCCTCGTAGACATGGTCCAGGGCGATTTAAATGCTCGGATTGTGGATTCGAAGAGGAATGTAAAGAGGAATCAGACTCTTCGGATAGAGTCGATTTCCCGACGGTCCAAAATGTTTGTACGGAAGATACTCACAGACATGAATGTTCTGAATTTGAATGTTCACGTTCTGTAGGGTGTACAAAAGGGAGTAGACCGTCGTTTTCTTGTTCAGAACATCAACATTCATCTGGTGATGAGATAATATATAATAATAAAATATCACAGGGAATGGGAGCTGATGGAACTATATTTTCCAATCATGAAGAATGGGTGAAAGCTTCGATTAAGAGGATTTATCGCGATTCTTCTACCGCTTGGAGTTTTAGTACGGAAACGTATGAAAAACAATTTCACGCCATGGAGACTACTTATAGTCAAATTGTCGTGAGAACCATGTGGACTGGAATTTTAGTTGCTGCCATGGGTGGCCTAGCTAGATGGCTCGGAAATGAAGAAGTACCTGATAAAGTTACTTATTCTGGTCAATCTGAACCAAGAAAGAAAATATCCCACAAAAAAGGTGGGAAGAGTCGTTGGACGCGAAACAATATACACACTGCTGAAGCTGGTAAGTCTATTCAGAACGTCAGCTTAGATTTAGGGCATTTAATTGTCAATGCAATTCCAGTTGCTGATAGATGGTTAGTTACATTTGCACATGGTTTATTTGAGCACTGTCAAATGATTGAAGAAGGAAGAGTTATTCGTCTTCTAACTAATGATCAAATATATGAAACAACATTTTCACATGATAATATTGTTTTATGTAAAAACCCCGATACTGGAGCTCTTGATTATGATCTAGTTTTTATTTATTTTGATTGCTCAAGATTACCTAAATTTAAAAATGTGATAAATTGTTTTGCTTCGGATTCTGAAGTACCGGAAGGTAGATTCCGTATTAGTGTTCGTACTAGAACGGGACTTTTCCTGACTGATGCTGTCCGCGATGTAAATTCTTATTCTTATGATGGAATGAGTTTTTATTTAACCGATGGTTTTATGTATCAGGGTTTGACACATTCTGGTGATTGTGGAATTCCGATTTTATTAGCTGAAACTAAGGCTGTGAGAAAGTGTATAGGTTTACATGTGGCTGGAACTGTTAATAAAGATTATCCCTATGGATTAGCTGTCCGCATTTCACGTGAAATGATTGAAGAAGCTATCGGGGAAGATCTAGAAAAGAGCAGTTTCGTCGCGGAAAGTTGTGACTTTCTTGATGTTATCGAGGAATCATATGTGCCGAATTTAAAAAGTATTACTAAAGTACCTAAAAATGCTCAAGTATACTTGAATTCAGTTACAAAGCTGAAACCGAGTGCAATTTCACAGTTTTTACCATGGAAAGCTAATAAAGCTCCAGCGATTATGAGCAAAGAGGACCCGCGTAGTAAGGGTGAGGTTCCAATTGAAAATGCCATTTTGAGATTGGCAAAAGCAGATAAAGTGAAACTAGATCAGAACACTTTAGAAGAAGTGTCTAGTGAAATGGTTCACAATTTATCCGCTGAATTAAATTACCAAGGCACAGGAGGTACAAGATTGCTTTCTTTTGAAGAAGCTATCTTTGGAATTCCTGGAGTTCTTGCTCCTATTTGTACCAAAACACATGCTGGTTATCCTTATTGTTTCTTTGTAAATAAAGCAGGAAAACGAGAGTTAGTGTGGCACGAAAATGGAGAAGGCAGATATTCTGAAAATTTTAAGCATCATTGTTTAGAAACTTTCAATAAGGTCTGTCGAGGTGAAAATCTAGATAAATTGTTTCTAGGTTTTCAGAAAGATGAGTTGAGATCTCAATCAAAGATTGATTCTGTTAATACTAGAATAATCTACAGCAATGATGTTACTTATAATGTCGTCTGCCGTATGTTATTTGGGTCGATGGTTGCAGCCTTTAATTGTAGTTTTCCAGCTCATGGATATGCATTGGGAATAAATCCCAGCTCATATGACGCTCAAAAGATTTATCATCGTTTGAGATTTTCTAGTGAACGACTGGTCGCGGGAGATTTTAGTGAATTTGATCTACGCCACCAAAGAGCAGTAATGGACGAGAGCTTTAAGATCCTAGAAAAACTTGGAAGTGGTATTCCGCATTCTTCAATTGTTTTTGAACATGTGCGGTTCCATGAAACCGAGAAACCATTTCAAATTGGTCCTTGGCGATTGGAGACTGAGAGTAATAATGCAAGTGGTGGTTTTTGGACTACTATCTTGAATTGTCTGACGGTTGAAATTTATTTTCGATATGCATTTAAGAAACGTTTTCCAGGAAAAATTTTTGATCATTATATTTCTGGTGTATTTCTGGGAGACGATCATATAATATCAGTTTCGAAAGAGATTGAGTGGAACCCATTAATGATTAAAGATGATATGATAATGTTGGGTCAAAAATATACATCAGCATGGAAAGACCGTGATTTAACAGACAAATATGAAAAATTTGATGAAGTGCTTTTCTTAGGCAATCATTTTGTTTCTGTTAATGGCCATTGGTCAGGTGCTTTGAGAAAATCTACTCTTGAAGAATCTATTTTATGGACACGAAATCACAATCTGACCATTACTGAAGAATGTATGCAAATGGTTGAATATGCCAGTCAATGGGATGAAGAGTATTTCAATTGGTACCAAGGTTGTGTAAATGAAGCTTTATTGCGGATTGGTAAGGATAAGTTAAATTTACCACCTTGGCGATCATTGCGAACTATTGTCGCATCTCGTACTGTTGATTCTGGTGAATCTTTTAGATTTGTCGCTCAAGCTGATTCGGTGCAAGAAGCAATTTCTAAATCTGGTGAACGTGCTTTTAATCCTGGTTTAACCACTTTTAATACTGTGACGGGTATCTCTGAACAATCCGAGATATATGTTCCTCCGGGTCCATTATCACGTTCTGTTAATGAAGTACCTTCTAGCTTAGAAATGGGACCTGATAGTATGGTTCGAAGATACCAATTAAATTGGTCTTCAACTAATAATATTGGGACAGAATTATTAAGTGCTTTTGCTAATAATGCTATTGCTGTACCCTATCAATTGATGGGTCTGGGTGATCAGAATAATATTCAAAATATGCCTTTTCAAAATTTCTTGTTGTCACATCCTGATGTTGAAATAACTATTCAATTGAATGGTTCTCCAACTCAGGCTGGGATTTTAACTGCATATTTTGTTCCTTTGAATGGTCAAGCTCCTCAATATGCGAATTGGGCTATGCTTCCTCACTTACATTTGAGTCCGAATATGAACTCTAGTGGAGTGTTGAAACTTCCTTATCGTTATTGGAGAACTTTCCTAGATAATCAATCTGCTCATGATACAACATGGGTGATGGGTTATTTCCATCTTGCTGTTTATTCACCACTTACCACCAAGACCTTACCCTCAGACTGTGGTGTGACTATATTTTCTAGATTTTCTACAACTAATAGAATTCCTAGAACTATGCCACCTTCAGCTTCAAATAGTAGACCAATTTATGGTTTTACTAAAGGAACTGGTGATAAGTTTGGTTACATTTATTCTTCTGATACTAATTTTGTTGCTCAGGGAGGCAATATGTCAACTACAAATGTTAATAATACTTATACAATAAGTGATGTAGTTGGAAATATACCAGTGGATAGTTCAACTGATTCTTCTGGGAATCAAGATTTGAATCAATCCGCTAAATTCAAAGGAATTCCTTTGGATAATCCACCTATTGTTGGTGGAGGTATTCCTGTTCAACAACAGTTTTCATCTATGAGTAAATCTAATGGTCCAGAACCAACGGTTGGAATGTATTTACACCCAGGCGAAATGTTCAGACAACCATTATACTATCGTGATGATACTGAGACTAGTATTAGTGGATTGTGTGGCCGTCCGGCTAGAATTTTTAATTTTGCCTGGACTACCGCTCAAAATGATGGTACTGACTTGTATCAGTTGGCATTGTGTTCACTCTTTGGAAATGATGAACCTATTGGAACAAACACTCAGGAGGATATGCCTTTAAATGTAGTCATACTTAATGAATTTAAATTCATTAGATGTGATGTAGTTTATAGTGTTATTGTTGCTAAGACTAAGTTTCATTCTGGTCGGCTAATGGCTTCTGTCAATTATGGCGCTCAGGATGTAGTTCCTTCTCAGAAGGAGGCTTTGTACAACAATATTTTAGATTTTTCTGGTGATGCTTCAGTACAAGAGATTAGAATTCCTTATAATAATACTCAAGAGTATATTAGAGCTATTTCTAATGAAACAGATCTTACCAATTCATTGAGATATGGTACTCTGTTTTTCTCTGTTTTAAACGAATTGAGAGTGTCTTCCGAAGTTGTAGCAACTTCCGTCGACGTTATCGTTGAAGTTCGTTTTGAAAATGTACGATTAGCAGTTCCTAATCCTTATAGTAATTGTATTATTGGTGATACTGAAACATCAAGACTTACATTTATTGCTCAGGCTGGTGAAACCAAGGAAGAAGCTGATGTTAATGAAGAACCGATTGTGATTACAACTACAGCAGTTGGTAATCCGGTTCCTAATCCTATGTGCAAAGTTGTCATGGGAGAAAAATTTGAATATACCGTTTCGGATATTCATGAATTACTACGACGTTATAATTATTACCCTATTTCCAAAATAACTCGTATTGAAGACGTGTACGGACCTGTCCATACTTCTGCTGCCTCACCAGGGATCAGATACACGGTGTATCGCATCTCTGTTGAACCTCAGACGTATTGGAACAATATGTATATGGGATGGTCTGGAATGTTAAAATTCCGGTTGTATGCCCAGACAGGTGCGCCATGTTTAGTGGTTTATACTCCTCACAACAAGAGAGCCGACGGGCTTGATGTTGACCGAAGTGAGATATTTACTGTTAACATGGGAACATGTAATAATCCATCTGGTGGCTCTACAATTCAAGCTGCTACATGGCCGAACTTCGCTGCAAGAGAAATGATGTATCCTCTTTCGAATAATATGTCTTTTCTTGATGTTAGTGTACCGTTCGCTACTGAATTGAATTTCTTACCAACAACCCGACAGGACGCAAGCCTAAGGCCAGGTCTCGGACGGTTTGGAAACGGATATCTTTATCTTCGTGTTCCATATCAGACTCCTATTGAAGTCTTTTATGCTGCAGGAGATGATTTTCGATATCATGTTTTCTCTCCATCCCGAGGTATAAGACGTCGTCTGTGGGTTGGTTTGGCAGGATTCCCAACTGGGACTACTTATGAAGTCGCAGGTGTTCAAAATCCTTAGATTTAAGGTGTCACCCTTCTATATTGTCATTGAGTTGACATAACGTTAGAAGGTAGTGATGTAATTCCATGTCGTCTTAGAGACTACTCATTCTACATGGTCGGGAATTTATTCCTCGGAGACTGTCCTTCGCTATGGGCGTAATTCTAATTGAGAATTAAAATTTCATTTTAAACAATGCTAGATATCACGCCGGTGGTTTTCGGGCGTTTATTTTTAGATTTTAATTAACTTAATTTTAATTACGGTCTAGTGCATGA